ACCGCAAGTCATTGGTAGCAATGACCAAGGTTGTTGAAACACAAATGTGTGCCAACGACTGGGATAACATCAACTTTAACCATGTGCCATCCGTGGCATCGCGCAACTACAAGAAGGCCTTTGGACGTCACACTCCTAAGTTCGCTGAATACGTGGCTGCATTGGTTAAGGGTACTCCAGGTGTCAAGGTAAATGCTAACGCAATTTTCCCTCATGATGTCCTAAAGGGTGTTATCAATCACTACGGTATGGAATTGAACAAGGTTGACACTGATCACATTGTGGCACAGTGGGAAGCTTTGCCAAACTACGTAGGAGAAGCAAGTATTCTACCATTGGTAGACGTATCTGGTTCTATGAGCTGCCCAGCTGGTAAGAACACAGGTGTAACTTGCATGGACGTTTCAGTTAGCCTTGGCTTGTACTTGGCTGACAAGAACAAGGGTGTGTTCAAGGACACATTCCTTACATTCAGTGACAAGCCTGCACTGATGACCCTAAAGGGTAACGTAGTCCAAAAGGCTGCACAAATGGTTAAGAGTGATTGGGGTATGAGCACTAACCTGCACGCCGCGTTCACTAAGATCCTTGACGTGGCTGTCAAGGGCAATGCACCGCAAAGTGACATGCCAGCAATGGTATTGATCTTGAGCGACATGCAGTTTAACCAATGTGTTAAGCATGACGACAGTGCGATGGCGATGATCGAACGCAAGTTCGAAGCAGCCGGATACACATGTCCAAAGGTTGTATTCTGGAACCTAAACGCAAGTGATAACGTTCCAGTTAAGGCAGACAAGAGTGGAGCCGCTCTTGTTAGTGGATTTAGTCCAGCTATCATGGCTAGCTTGCTAGGCGCTGATGTTGAACAGTTCACTCCAGAAGGCGTGATGCTTAAGACTGTAATGGTCGATCGCTACAAGTTAGCGTAAACTGTTGTAGAAATACAACACCCCTAAACCCTGTCAATTTAACAGTTGACAGGGTTTTCTTTTGAGCGTATAATATATACATGTACAAAGTAATAAACAAAAAAATAGAAACAGAATTTCCTAGCTTAGATGCGGCAATGGCCTATGCTAAGACTCTTGATGCTTTTGTTAGTATCACAGGAAGCGAATTTGAAATTGTAGGTATGTTTGGAGTAGACAGCATCAAAGATGGTTTATGCCCAGATGGCATTGCTTACGATTGGAACAAAGCGAGCCGAATTGGCCGCGTTAAAAAGGAGAGAATATAATGCAAGTATCTAGAGCTGATCTAATTCGTATTAGAGAATATAATTTAGAACAGAGAACACTACAAGATAAAAGAGACGAAGATTATCGTAAAGTTATTGAACGACGAAAGTTTGAAGATATTGTAGCAGAACGAGTAGCAAGGAATCTTCGTCTAGATTTAGACAAGGGTCGACATATCGACATAGAAACTTAGGAGGCAATTATGCCATGGATTGAAAATGTAGCAGCCGCTGATATACCTACAAGGTTCCATCACGAAGCCGGAGAGAACTCAATGCTGATCAGCATTGTTGATCCAGCAAGCTGGCGCCCTACTCCTGCACACAAGTTCAAAGAAATTCATAACTTTGAATTTTTGGATGTTGAAAAGAATGATCAAGTGTTAGAAGAAGCAATGAAGTGTAGCCAAGAGCAAGCCGACGAGCTTGTTCGCTTGTTGCAACATGCACTAGCCAATCGAATGAACGTTGTTGTTCACTGCTTTGCAGGTATTTGCAGGTCGGGTGCGGTTTGTGAGGTTGGAGTAATGATGGGCTTCGAGGATACTGGCCGGTTCCGTAGTCCTAACCTATTGGTCAAGCATCGAATGATGAAAGCATTAGGTTGGACATATGACGAAGATGAAAAACCCAATATTGATGATTGGCGAACTTTTAAGAGTGTAGATTAAAATGCGTAATCTAGTAATCGATGAACTAATGATTTTAATCGAAGAAGGCGTTGAAATATACAGTACACTAGTAGAACCCATTACCGATCGTAAAACACTAGAAGCGTTAAGTAATAGAGAATTATTAGACATATTGATTAACGCAATAGAATTTCAAGGATAAGAAAATGAAGGTATGGATAACAAGCGATCTGCATTTTGGACACAAGAACATAATGAGTTTTTGTCCGCAGACAAGAGCACGATTTAATAACGATGTTGCATATATGAACAATGCAATGGCAGAAGAATGGAACGCTAAGGTACAGCCAGACGACCTCGTTTACATCTTAGGTGATGTAGCATTTATGAGCGGCAGTGATGCTGGTCGTATGGTCAATCGGCTGTATGGAACAAAGATTTTGGTACGTGGTAATCACGATCGCAAGACATTAATGGATGCAACATTCCGTGGTGCATTTGCAGAAGTACACGACTACTTGGACATTACCTATGATGGGCATAAGATTGTGATGTTTCACTATCCTATCTTAGAATGGGATCAAATGCACAAGGGAGCACTGCACTTTCACGGGCATTTACACGGTGGATCTACTGGTATGGAAAAATACAGGTGTATGGATGTGGGCATGGACTCAACTGGCGAAATTGTTATCTCAATGGATCGTGCAGTCCGCTTGATTAAGGACAATGAAATTAAAGGACATCATGTGTAAATATATGTATGACTTGGATCAAAAATCTGTTTAAAAAGCCCGAATCTGGAAAAGTAAAACTAAAGTTTATAGCTCTAGATGAAAATGATCAACCGTACGAAGAAGTGGCTACTGTGCCCTATCATGACGGATATGATGAAGCGGTTATCCAAGCCAAGTTCAAAAACTTCATGCGGCTCCGTAAGCATTTAGTAGTAGAAATTATCATAGAAGAAAAGATGCCTGATCCCGATTGACAGCATGGTAAAACCATGCTATAATATACACTTATTAACAAGGAGAGTAGCATGGAAGGATTTACAATGGAACAAAGCGGTATGGACATTGTCCGCAAGGCCCAAGTCTATGCCATGGCTGCTCATGCCGCAGTTGGTCAAAAGCGTAAGTACACAGGCGAACCCTACATCGTTCACCCAGCAGAAGTTGCCAAGATCGTTGCCAGTGTTCCTGGTAGCACTCCGGATATGGTTGCGGCCGCTTGGTTGCATGATGTTGTGGAAGACACTGGTTGCACTTACACTGATATCCATATGGCGTTTGGCGCTGACATCGCTACTTTGGTTGGATGGTTGACTGACGTTTCTAAGCCCGAAGATGGCAATCGTGCTCATCGCAAGGCTATGGACCGTGAGAACACTGCGGCAGCACCTGCTGAAGCACAGACTATCAAGTTGGCAGATTTGATCTCCAACAGTCGTAGCATCATGCAACATGACCCAGCCTTTGCTCGGACTTACTTGGAAGAAAAGAGATTGTTGTTGGCTGTTATGACCAAGGGTGATCCAGAATTACATGCCATGGCATCTAGTTATGTAGGAGTTTAAAAATGATTGATGAAAGCCATTTACCTGTAGCAGAACAGAGTTTGTTATTCCGTTTGCGAAAAAGGGCAGAAATCCGTAGGCAGATTCCTGGTAGGTTAGCAGTAGTAGAAGGGAAACCTGATAAAATTGCTAACCTATTAGATGAAGCCGCAGATGAAATTGAAAAATTACAAACAACTGTGGCCGCATTAGTCGCACAAAGATTGGATGAACTATGAAATGTTATCAGTTAATCGGAGTACCAGCAAGCGGAAAAAGTACCTGGGCCGAAGCTCAAGACTGGGCGCATCTTTGTGCCCACATTAGCACAGACAAATGGGTAGAAATCTTTGCCAAAGAAATTGGCAGTACTTATAGTCAAGTGTTTACAGACTTTATGCCTACTGCTGTAGAACTTATGGCTAAAGAAGTAGTTTCGGCTCGAGAAATGGGCCGTGATATTATCTGGGATCAAACTAGCACAACTGTAAAAAGCCGTGCTAAGAAGTTTGCTATGTTGCCCGACTATGAGCATATTGCTGTGGTGTTTAAAACACCTGAGCATACAGAACTCATGCGTCGATTGATGGGCCGCCCTGGCAAAGAAATTCCAGATCATGTTATTGCCAGCATGATTGCCAGCTTTGAAATGCCTACAGAAGAAGAAGGTTTTACACAAATTTGGTTTGCTGGGTAAATAAACTACGCATATTAAAGGGCTCTTAGGAGCCCTTTTTTATTGAACGCCATTTAGTACGCCAAAGATATAAATATAATAAAGAAGGTAACAACAATACCGGGAGTTATTAATATGGCATTACAAATTCGTAGAGGAACAAACGCTGAGAGACAACTTTTTACTCCTTTACAGGGTGAACTTGTTTTCACAACCGATACTAAAAAATTATATGTAGGTGACGGAACTACAGCAGGAGGTGTAGCAGTTGACACACTTTCCGGTGGCGACGACACTAACACTACATATACTATTAGCGCAGAAACTGTATCGGGCGGCGCAAATTTAAGATTAACTGGATCAGATTCTAGTGTAGATAATGTAACATTGGCTGCAGGATCCAATGTAACTGTTACTAGATCCGATGCAAATACAATTACTATTGCATCAACTGCAACTGGCGGCGGAGCCGTTACTCTTGATGAACTAACTGATGTTGTCATTACAGGCACACCGACTACTGGTCAAGTTATAAAATGGAACGGTACTAATTGGGTCAATGGAACTGATGCTGTCGGAACTGGCGGTGGAGCCGCTACTCTTGACGAGCTAGGCGATGTTGTTATTTCTGGCACACCTACAACAGGACAAGTGTTAAAGTTTAATGGTACTAATTGGGTTAACGGTGCCGATGACGCTGGCACTGGTGGTGCTACTAATCTTGACGGACTAACTGATGTTGTTCTTTCCGGCACTCCTACAACAGGACAAGTGTTAAAGTTTAATGGTACTAATTGGGAAAATGGAACTGATGATATAGGTTTACCTCCACCACCTCCTGCACTAGATGAATTAAGCAATGTTATTATAATTTCAGGAATACTTGCTGCTGGACAAGTATTAAAGTATGATGGCGAAAATTGGACCAATGATACTGACGCAACAAGTGGCGGCGGCTCTACATTAGACGCACTATCAGATGTTATTATTACCGGAACACCAGTCGCTGATCAAGTAGTTAAATGGGACGGATTCAGTTGGGTCAACGGTACTCCGACTATAAATTTTGGTGATATTACCGGTGTTGCAGTTTCTCTAACTCCTGGTGATGGAGATATTCTAAAATACGATCAAATAACTTCAAGCTGGATCAACAGTACCGAAGTAACTGCATTAAACAATTTAACAGATGTTATTGTAAATAGTCTTACACTAGCTCAAGGACAAGTGTTAAAGTATGACGGAACTAACTGGAGCAATCAAGACGAAACAGCTCCAGCAGTAGGAGACCTATCAGATGTTACATTAACTCTAGGTCTTACTCAAGGACAATTCTTAAAGTATGTTGGTTCAAACGTCTGGGAAAATGCAAGTCTAGGGATTGCTGATCTTGCAGATTTTGCAATTAATCCAGGAACATTAGCTGCTAATCAAGTATTAGCCTGGAATGGTACAGATTGGGCTAACACGGCTTTAAGTATAGACTCTTTAAATGAAGTTATTATTGGAGGTATTGCTTTAGCTGCTGGACATGTATTAGAATGGAATGGTGTGTCTTGGGTTAACGGACCTGTAAACCTTTCAGGTTCTTACAACATTGGTCTTTTAGATGATGCATCTAATGTAGTGTTTAATCCAGTAGACGCATCATTAAGTGTAGGTGAAATATCTAGTAGTGCTTTAATTATTGAAAAACCTACTTCTATAGGAATAGCACTATCTATATTAGGTAGTACTTTTACTAACGTTGGCACAGGAGAAGAAGTATTCAGTACTGGTATAGAATTCTCAACTCGTAGAGGAGCTAATCCTTTAACTCCTGTTGCTGTTGCTACAGGAGATACTGCATATGCTTTAATAGCAAAAGCATATAATTCTGTTGATCAAGATTACGGTTTAAGTACATTTATTGAGTCTAAAGTAGGAACTGGAACACCATCTGGAACAGGTCTAACTGCTGGACGACTAGTATTTTCTACAACAGATGGCACTAGAGATCCTGCAGATGCTGCATATCAAATGGTTCTTGCTGAGAACGGAACATTAAGTGCAAGAGTTGTAGAAGCTGGTGTAGCTCATAAATTGCCAGTATATGCAACTACTGGTGATAGAGATACTGCAATTCCAACACCTACTGTAGGAATGATGGTATTTGTTACTGGTACAGGTATGCAGGTTAGAGGAGCAACTGCTTGGAATACCGTTGCTGGTACAGCAACTTAATTAAAGATATTCAGATATCTGAAGCATTATTCTAGGGGAGTAACTTATATTGGCAGCACCGTGTAAATCGGTAGCATTGTCAAAAAGATATAAGTCCCCTAGTTTATAATCTTTAAGCATTTCGCCTTTGTAGATAAAGACATGTCCGGGCTCATAGTCCATAAGGGGCATCCAATATCTTTTAACATTAGATTCATGAGTAAACGGATCTGAATGCATGGGCATAAATTGTCCTGGCATTAATTTTGTTATCCACCAAGTTACTTTTCCAGAACACCAAGGCGGATTAATGTCTATAACAATATCATCTTTTTCGTAGATAGTCCATAGAGGCTTAGAAAAATCATAACCTACATTTTGAGCTATTTGATACTGTTCTTCTTCAAAACTATTTAATAACTTGTTAAAATCGGGTCTAGGCTTTCCAGGTAATTCTGTTGTTAATTTAAACCACTGCGGATCAACCCAAGTTTTATAATTTCCGATAAGTTGCATATTAATAGTTGTTTAGGTGATCAATGCCTAAGCGTTTTCTAAAATCTTCTGAGAATACACAGTCAATTCTAACACCGTATTCCTGTTCTTTAGAAGATTCTCCTCCATGCCAATCTTGATCATTCCAGAATGATGCATGACCGTTCATATAAAATTTGTTTTCAGTTTCTGAATCTCTAACATAAAATCCTCTCTTAGTTCTCGGGCGTATGTGTATAAATTCATTTTTATGATCGGTATATTGACCATTTTCAAATATGCCGTGTTTGGCATCTAAATCTCTATGTTCAAATGCTTTGCCATTATGATCGCATAAAAAAATTATAACTCTGCCTATTTGATCGATGACACCTGTAGTTACTAGATTATTAATCCAATCTACTAGACCAGGAAAGAATTTAGATTCTTCTGTTTGATTCTTTTTAGTATTCCTACCATCCCATTCTCCTTCTTCCCAAAGGAAGTAGTATATGTAAGGATCGTTCGCGCCTAGTGTAGCTTTAAGATATCGTGTAAAAATATTACGTTGTCTGTAATCTTTAAAGTTGCTGGGCAAAATATCTTTACCAGCAATCTTAATAGGATGATCGTCTGACAGTTTTTGATATTCGTCAAAGGCTTTGTAAATTGGTTTCCAGTCTACTATGTAACTAGCGTCTTCCCATTTAAATCCAGGCGCCATCCAAGTGCCTTCTTTAGCGTATTCTCTAGCCAACGCCATACCTTTAGAAATCTCTGGATGCAGGCTTTTAAATCCTTCTATATCTAAGTAAGGATCTAAGTTAATGTAGGGCTTATCGCCAATTCCTTTAATCATGCATTATTTATTTGTTAAATATCTCATGAATACAGAATTCGAATACTACTATAATAACGTTCCTGAAAAAGGATTGTGCAGAAATAATCTAATCTATACAAGTCTTATTAGCAAAGATAAAAAAACTTTTTGTCAATGGTACTATAACGACTACGGATATCATGGTGGGAAAAACGAAGTGGTTGATCCTAGCTTAATGGAATATAAATGGTTACGTGAAGTAGAGTTTATTAAACTAGTAAGTGAACACTATCCTGAGCATGTACCAGAAATTCTAGACATTGACTATACAAACAGAAAAATATTTCTAAAAATAGACGGACCTGACATGTGGGAACTAGCAGGATGTCAAGGAAAAGATTACAGTCAAGTACTTCCAGATTGGGAAGAACAAATGCTTGATATTATTAAAAGTTATAAAGCATTAGGTGTTTACAAAATGTCCATG